CCCGACTATCTATCAAGTTTCACCCATTCTCGAAAGTTCAACACGCTGGGCGTACGCAACTGCTGCGTCCGGCGAGGTTTCCGCCGTCACGTCGGCGTCGTTGACGGCGTTCGCTCGACGCGCCGAGGCTGACGGCTACGACGGTGCGGTGGTCGAGGCGTTCGCCGCCACGCTACCGGCGGGGGTGGTGCTGTACCCGTACTGGGTGCCGGTGCTCGCCGACGTCATCGCCCGCAGGGAGCCCGCCCGCGTGATCAGCTTCTCGGTGCCGCGCAGCCACGGGAAGACCTTGCTAGCCGCCCTGCTGGCCGGATGGGTGCTGAGAGACCCCCACGCCGACAAACTCGTCGTGAGCGCCGCTACGGCCTTGGCGCAGGCCCGCCTGTCGGTCGAGTCGCTGGCGACGATCCACCACCCGGCGGACGGCAAGGCATCGCCCTGGCGTGCCCGCCTGTCCAACACCCAGCCGGTGCTGCGGCATGGCAAGGGGCGCTTCCTGCCGGTGGCCCGCGACCCCCGGCGAGCGGACGGCATTACCCCGGCGCTCGTCCTGGCTGACGAGGCGGCCCGGCTCGAAGGTGAGTACCTGAGCCGGTTGATGACGGCTGCAACCAAGACGCCAGAGGGGCGGCTGCTGATGACCACCACCGCCGACGATGACCTGAGCCTGCCCTGGGCGGGCTGGCGTCAGGAAGCGGAGCAGCAGCTGCTCGGCGGGCGGCTGCGGGAAGACTGGTGCGTGCACCACTGGGCGTCGGACGCCGGTGCCGACATCCACGACCCGCGCCAGTGGCGCAAGGCCAACCCGCAGCTGTGGATCGACGGCGGGCACATCACCGAGGCGTCCATCCGGTCGGAACTGGCGTTCCTCGGCTCGAGGGCGTCGGGCGTCGAGGAGTTCCGCACCCAGCGGCTGAACCTGCCCGGCGGCAGCCTCGCCGCGGTCGGCATCGACCCGGTCGTGCTCGAGCGGGCCAGGTTCGACTGGGAGCTTGAGAGCGTGCGCGGGCGTCGGGCGTGGGTGTTCATCGATTTCAGCCTGGGCAGCGTCGTGGGCGCTCGGGCCGACCTGACGAGCGTGGGTGTGGTCGTGGACGGCGGCGAGTGGGGGCTGCTGCGCACCTGGTCGTTCACCTGCGGCGACCTCGAGTCGATGAAGCAGAACCGGCCATGGTTGCACGACATGGTGCAGCGGGGGGAGGTCCACTGGAACGACGGCCAGTTAGTCGACTTCCACGCCGTTGAGGCGCTCTTGGAGACGCTGGCCAAAACCCTTCAGCTCGAGGTGGTCGGCGTCGACGAGGTCGGCTGGACGCAGAATTGGGTGCGCTCGGTGCTGGTGGAGCGGTTGAACCTGCCCGTCGAGGCCCGCAGCCAGGCGCTCAAGGAGCAGGCGCCAGCATGGTCGACGTTCGTGGCGCTCCTGCGGCAGCGGGCGCTGCGGTACCACGACGACCCGGTGCTGCTGCACCAGCTGCGCCACGCGGAAACCAAGACCTACGACGGCGGCCTGACCAAGCTCTACAAGCGGGACGGGCAGAACATCGACGCCCTAGTTGCAGCATGTAACGCGGCCCGCCTGTACGAGCTGCGCGGGCGGTCGAACCAGTGGGTGGCTGCCAGCGGCATCATGACTATTTGAGGTCGATTCGCATGCACGTCGTGCAGGTGTTCATGCAAATGCCGATCAAGATGACTTGAATGACTGTGAGGCACCGCACTAGGTACTTGTGCCGCCGTTCTGCTGCTTGTTCTGGGGTTTCGTTCATGGGGTCAAGGTAGTAGTGGGTTGACACCGTTGGAAATGCCTGTATTTTGTTATTGCCGGGTGATTCCCGGCTTGGCCGGGCCTCACCGTTCTGGCTAACGTCAGACCGGGTGAAGGCACCTGAACACGCCCCGCTCATCACGGGGCGTGTTCGTTTTTGGGCCAACCATCCGCCACCTAGCGGACACGGCGACTATTTCCGAAATGTGACAAGAAATGTCACAGTCGCCTATTGACAGAAAAAGCGCGTAGTCAAACTGAGTGAGGCGTGAGCCTGCTTTCACGCCTGCGGCGCTACTTCATTGGTGGCTTTGACGCCTCCATGCTCGTCGACTCCTCGAGCGTCGGCGACGTCGAGGCGCTGCCTGGCGTGCAGCGAGCGGTCGAGGGTGTGGCTGGCATGCTCGCCAGCGTCAGCATCTGCGTCTACGACTCGCAGGATCAGGAGGTTTACCCGGCCGCCCTGAGCCTGCTGACTGGCCGGGCGACCGAAATGGTCAACGGTTGGGACCTGCGCCGGTGGCTGGTCACTGAGTCGATCAGCCAGGGCAACGCCTACGCCTACCTCGCTAGGACCTACAGCGGCGAAGTCGCCGAGATCATCCCGCTCGACCGCGGCCGCGTGACCATCAACTGGTCGAGCGACCCCTACCAGTACTTGCTGGACGGTCAGGCCGTGAACTCGGCCGACCTGATCCACATCAAGAGCGGCTACAGCCGCTGGGCATTCATTGGCGAAAGCCCGCTCGACAAATGCCGCACGCAGCTCGAGCTGATCGCCAACCTCGACCAGTGGGCAGCGACCATGGCCGCGACCGGCACGACGCGCCGGTTGGCGTTCAAGTTCCCCACGCCGATCAGCGAGCAGGCCAAGCAGTCCATCCTGTTGGCGTGGAAGGCCAAGCACTCGAGGGCGAACGGCTCAGGCGAGCCGCTCATCATCGACGGCGGCGGCAGCATCGAGGGCGTCAGCGGCTCCGATGACCTGTCGGCACTCACGACCGCACGAACGGCGGCCATGGGCGAGATCGCCCGCGCACTGAACATCCCGCTCTCGTTCCTCGCTGCGACAGAGAGTGGCACACAGGTCACGCTCGACGCGCAGCGGGCGCTTGTCGATCAGACGTTGCGCCCCTGGGCGCGGCGGATTGAGTCGGAACTCATGGCCAAGCTGCTGCCCGGCTACCGGGTCGAGCACGACCTGCAGGAGCTGCTGCGCGGCACGATGAAGGACACCGCCAAGGAGCTGTCCAAGCTCGTCATGGGCGGCATCCTGACCCCCAACGACGCACGGTGGTTCATCGGCATGCAGCCGGTCAAAGACCCCATGGCTGACGAGCTGATGCAGCGCCTGGACACGGCCGCCGGCCAGGCCGAGGTCAACGGCGACCGCGAGGACGAGGAAAGCGAGTCACCCGATGCAGATTGACCGACGCAGCATTGAATGCCGCGCCGAGGTCGACGGCAACACCGTCAGCGGCCTCGCCATTCCCTACGGGACCGACAGCCAGCCGCTGCCGTTCATCGAGACGATCGAACGCGGGGCTTTCGCCGAGGACATCGGCAAGCGAAACGTCGCCATGTTGGTCGAGCACGACGGTGGGCGTGTGCTCGCCGACACGCGCAGCGGCACGCTTGTGCTCGAGGAGGGCGAGCGCGGCGTGTCGTTCCGTGCGCAGCTCCCTGACACACGCGACGGGCAGGACATGCGCGTGCTCCTGCGCGACGGCATCTACCAGCACATGTCGTTCGGGTTTGTGGCGGACAAGGACAAGTGGACGGGCAACCGTCGCAGCGTCCTGTCGGCCCGCCTGTACGAGGTCAGCCTTGTTCATACGCCCGCCTATGAGGCGACCGCGGCCGCGGTACGGGCGTTCTCACACCACACCGGCCTCGTTGGCCGGTTCTTGCGGCTGCGGCTAGGAGAACTGAAGAAATGAACCGTGATGCACTGCTCGAAAAGCGTGCGCAGCTTGTCGCTGCGTGCGAGGAACACGCCACCGTCGCCACGCCGGACGCCGTCCGTGCGTTCGACCTGGCGGAAGAGGAAATCCGTGGCATTGATGCGCAGCTCGAGGGCATGGCCGTGCGCGGTCGCCTCGACGCCATCAAAGCCAAGAACGGTCAGATTGTCGCCCGTCCCGAGAACCGCGGCGGCGGAAACGATGCTGAACTGGCGCGTTTCTTCGCCACCCGTGGCCGCGAGGGCAGCGGCAACATGGAACTGCGTACCACCCTGACGGTCGGTACGGCCGCCACGGCAGGCAACACCGTGCCGCAGTCCGTGATGACTGGCGAATTCGTGAAGTGGCTCGACTGGGGCGACCCGATCCGCCAGCTCGCCACTGTGCAGACCGTGCCGAACAACCTTCGCTTGCCTGTGATCGACGCTCGCACCACGGTGTCAGCGACGAACGAAGCGGCGACCTACAGCGAATCGAACTTCACCACCATTCTCAAGACCTTCGGCGCGTACAAGGCAACGGCGACCACTCCGATCACCGAAGAACTTCTGTTCGACGCCTCCATCGATGTCGCTGCTGAGGTGGTCGCAGACCATGCTCGCGCCCACAGCAAGTACCGCGCTGACAAGCACATCAACGGCAACCCAGCGTCGGCTGAGGAAGGGCTGTTCTACTCCTTCACGGCATGGGAATACGGCGTCAAGACTGGCGCGCTGGCAACCGATGTCGACTACGACGACATCATCACTGCCGCTACCACCCTGCCCACGGCCTACGCGCAGAACGCAAGCTGGATCATGAACCAGGCTACCTGGGGCAATCTGCTTAAGATCAAGGACAACCAGAAGTACGTCTACGACGGCATGCAGGGCATGATGATCCAGAAGGGCGCTGCTGGCACTCTCATGGGTCGCCCCGTGTACATCAGTGAGTTCTGCCAGACTTTCCTCTCCGGCACCGAACGCAATCTGATCTTCTTCGGCGACATCGCACGCGCCTATCGCATCGTGGACCGCAAGGAGGTCCAGTTCATCGTTGATCCGTACTCGAGCAGCGGCAATGGCATCGTCCACTACCGCAGTTCGATGCGGTCCGATGCCAAGATTGTCGACAAGCGCGCCGGCGTCATCATCGCCAACAAGGTCTGACATCAGCCAGTGACCCCGGGCGGGTAGGGGGGAAACCTCCTACCCGCCTTTCCCATGCCAGCACTCACGACTAGCGACGTCAAGACGCATCTGCGCGTGTTTCACGCGCAGGACGACTCCTACATTGGCACGATTCTGCTCCCGGCGGCACGCGAGACCGTCGAGCGCACCACGGGCCTGTCGGTGCAGGCGCTCGAGCGCACCTACACCGTGTCCGAGGAGGGCGACGTGTGGGTGGTGCTGCCCATTCAGCCGGTGAACACGGCTGGCGTGCTGCAGATGGTCTACACCGACGACAACGCCGTGGTGCAAACCGTCACGCCTGAAAAGCACTGGGACGGCGAGCGGCTGGCCGTCCTGGTTGACGAGGAATACAACCGGCCGGTGGCCATCAACTGGACCACGCTGGTCGGCGACCACTACATCAATATGCTCGTCCTGCAGCTGTGCGCCCGCCTGTACGCGGATCGCGGCGACAGCACGGGAGCCATTGAGGGCAAGGCCCAGCAGATGCTGACGGCCATGCTCAAGGAAAGAGCAATCGCATGACGCCGCGTGGCATGTTCCGCCACGAAATGGCGGTGCAGAACTACACCACGACCGTAGACACCTACGGGCAGGGCACTAAGACATGGTCGACGCTGGCCACGGTGCTCGGCTACATCGAGAACGCGGACGGCCGCAGTATTGATGCCGTCGACGTGACCAGTGGTCAAAGCGTCTACCGCATCGTCATCCCGTGGATTGACTCGGTGACCATTAAAAGCCGCATCCTGCTGCGCGAGACTGGCAAGACCGACCGCACGCTGGAACTGACGGGCGTGGTCGATCCTGACCTGCGGCGGATGGAACTGCACATCGAGGCGCTCGAGGTGACGGCATGAGCTTCCGCCGCGGCGCCACGTTCAACACCCCCCAGCACCTGCGGAACTACGAGCAATTCATGCGGCGGCAGGTCAATGCTGCGGAAACGCTCGGCATCTACCGAGCAGGCGCTAGCGCTCGAGCCCAGGAACAGTTCCTGCGAGCCGAGCGGGTGTTCTACGAGCTGCCCGACCGGGTCAGCCGCAACCTGTACAAGCAGCTGCTGCGCCGCAGCCTGAAGCGGTTGGCAACGGCCTACAAGGCCAACTGGCGGTCGCACTCGGCTACCCACCGCAGCTACGGCACCCAGGAGAGCCTGCGCAAGGCTGCCAGCACGGTCATCCAGTCCATGGCGGACACGCGAGGGCTCAAGACTACATCCCGCACCGGCATGCGGTACAAGCGCCGCCCGCGCAGCTACGTCGCGCCCATTGTCGACGCCAAGCCGGGTTGGGGAATCAGAAAGGCGACAGCCGCAGCGTTCCCGCCGCAGGTGCTGAAGGACGACCTGGCACTGGTCATTGAACAGCAGTTCGATGACCTAGTGCGCAAGGCACGGCTGAAAGCGAGGAAGTCGTGAGCATCGAGACCGCAGTGCGCAGGCGACTGTCAGACGATGCCGCTGTTGCGGCGCTCGTCAGCACTCGCATCAGCCCAGAGTGGCGGCGCGAGGGCACGGCCCTGCCTGCGATCGTCTACAGCGTTGACAGTCGTGCACCTGTGCGCACGCTGACCGGGACAACGTCCTTGGCTGAGTTTTCGGTGTCCATCGACTGCATTGCTGAGACGATGTCGGGCGCTCGAGCGCTGGCGGTAGTCGTGTCGGACGTTCTCAACGACAACACTACCTACGGCGTGGTCGACGGAACACAGATTCGCTGGTCGAGCACTGACGGCGAGGACGTCGAGCGCATGGACGATCAGGAAGGAAACGATGACGGCCCGCGTGTGGTCCGTCAGACGTACCGCATTTGGGCAACAGGAGGCTAAGTCATGGCATTCATCAGCAACGGGACAACTATCAGCATCGGCGGTACTGCCGTCGACGCAACTGACATCAGCATTACGGCATCCAGCACCGCTGTTGACGCGACTCCACTCAACAGCGCTGTATCGGTGGCGATCCAAGGTAGACCGGTTGTGACTGGTTCTGCCACGATTCATATGGACAACGCCGTCGCCTTGACCTTGGCGCAAAAGTTTGCCGGTGCTGCGCCAGTCACAACGTCCATTTCCATTTCCATCGCGGCCGCTGGCGCCGGAAATGGTGGAGTTGACTTTAGCGGTTCAGCGATCATCACCGGCTACAACCCATCGTGGTCTAACGATGCCATCCAAACCGCCACGGTTTCGTGGCAGTACACGGGCGATATCACGGTGGCCCGGGCCTGACATGTGGCGTCAGTACACCGATGAGTCGATCGCAGGCTTTCCCGGCACCGTCGAAGTTCGGCCGCTGACCGTTTCCGAGTGGCGCAGGGTCGAGCAGCTGCCCGAGGCCGACAAGCAGGCTTTCGTGCTCGAATCCTGCACCCGGATCGAGGGCGTGCCGGGCCACGCCGGGCTAGACATTCACCTGGCGACGGCACTAATACGAGGGGTGATGGCAAACCCTTGGAGTGGACCACAGCAGACCGCGTAGAGCATCTGCTGCTGGTCCTGGCGTACCGGCTGACCGCCCAGCCTGAAAAAGTGGTGGAACCTTGGCGCAAGCCGCGCCAGGCTGACTGGATGGCAACGCTAGCGAGGATTGCAGTATGGCCAAACTCGGACTCTCAATCGGAATCGACGCGGACGTAACTGGCCTGCGCAAGATGGGCCAACAGGTGACGGGCGAGCTGGAGAAGCTGCGCGGCGCCACCAACCGCATCGGATCGAGCATCAACGCGGCCATGGCGCTGCCGTTGGTCAGTTTCGTCGGCAACATCATGGAAGCGCACGCTCAGGCGCGAAAGATCCGTGACGAACTGGTGTTTCCGTTCTCGCACAAGATGCACGAGGCGCAAATCAGCGCAGACATGCGCAAGATGCAACTGGGTCAGCGCATGGTTGCGGCAGGCATGGACGAACCCGGAGCCCGCAGCATCACTGCCAAAGCCGAAGAGGAAATGATGCTGGCTTTGATGGCACAGGGACCAACAACCATGGCCGGTCGTTCTTTGACGTCAGCGGTCACTGAGCCGGGCAAATTCATGGCCAACATCGTTCGAGCGGTCGAAGGCAACATCCAAGCACAGTCGGCCAACCTTGGCGCGTTGTTGTCCGGTGACTTCGCGGGCGCATTTGGCTTTGGCGAAATGTCGGACGCCAACGCGGCGCAACGAGCCCTGGGCGAGGCGCGTAACGCAGCGGCGCTGAGCATGGCTACTGGCGACATCGGATCGTTTGAAAGCAACCGATTGCAGCTCGAACGGCAAACGTACATTTTGCAGGAAATCGAACGCAACACGCAGGGGAGGCGCTGATGGCTTGGATTGTCACGAAAAAACATGCGAGCCAAAGCCTGTCGGCTGGCGTGGAACCGATGGAAACTCGGTTGCGCACTACGTTTTTAGTTCACAACGACAATCCGTCGTACAATGGTACTAACGAAGACGTCTACAACCTTCTGCAATCGATCAAGGACGCACAGGCGCCGTTCAATGTCATCAATGGCATTGGTACACGCATAGCAGTCAAGGCAAACAGTCAGACCAAGGCGCAGCTGATCGTCACTGATCTGCAAATCGACGTTGAACCGACCCGCGCTAACTCGTATGTGGTAACACAGACCGCTAGCGCGCCAATCGTCGGACTGAGCCCATACCGCGGAATCAAAGTTAGTTCGCAAACGCAAAATCGCGTGGTAGCGCAATACATTCGCCCAGGCGCCGCGTCGTTTCCACCAAACGGCGACGTGACATGGCCAGCGACTTCCCTGATCGGCAATGGAACCATCACCAACGTGATGGGCAATCCGATCCAGTTTGCGGTTAATCAGGAAGTGATTCGGATCGAATTCCTGGTTCACGACCCAGAGAACGTGGGCTACACCAATTGGCCTGCAAATCCTGCGCAGTACGTCAACAGAAGGAATTCGGCGGTGTTTCTCGGTTTGGGAATAGGTCAGGTTCTGTTCGCAGCATACGAACGGCGTTTCGTGACAGACCAAACGTCGATGGAGTGTTACACCTTCATTAATGACCCATGGTTCCACCTCGAACAAATGACCCTGCGCAACCCGGTCGACGGATCGATTTGGAATGATGCAACCCAAACTATCGCCAGCCAGACGGTGAAAGTTTCTACTCGCGCTGTGTGGTTCCAGCCATATGAAGAGAAAGTTGATTTCCTTGGCACTGGATTGGTTCTGCCAAGTGAAATCATCAATCTGTTGACAACACCACTCCCGGCTTACTCATGAGCAGCGGATTTCTACAGCCTGTGGTTTATGGCTCGGCGGGACTTAGCGCCGATCAGTTGAACGTCATGGTTCGTTCGTCGCAATTCATCAGCGACAACCTTGGCCAGCTGCAAAGCCTTTTAACCGCGCCTGGTGTCACGCGGCAGTGGCATGCTATGCGTGTTGTTGGTTCGTCATCTATTGCAGCGAACCGATGGGAATACGTCTTGCGGAAGGTGCAGCCCGCGTCGACTCCGACAACAATTGTTGATTCAGGACTGACCGAATTGACCGAGGTGACGGCCTACAATTTGGCTGAGTACGGCAACACTGCAGCGGTAGCGGGTGGAGGCGTCAATGCCACACGCGCAAACACGAACGGTTTTTCGCTGCTTAAGGTGCCGGATGATGCTTTCGTTCATGCGTTCGTGATGTATCAGGCTGACGGCAAGTCAGTCGCGCTGTTTGAGCGCATGAACGCATGGGATGGTGAATGCATTGCTGAGTTGATCAACACCATCGACGGGGGAATCTACTAATGCCTGACCTGATTTTGCTGAAGCGCTCGACAGCGACCGGAGCGGTGCCCACGACTGCTCAGTTAGTGTCCGGTGAACCAGCCATCAACACCACCGATGGCAAACTGTTTGCCGAGAACACCGCTGGTTCGACGGTTTTTTCGTGGTCGAACGACGCAGCCGCTGCCATCACCGGCGGCACGATCAACAACGCGACGGTGGGGGCGACCACGGCAGCTAGCGGCCGGTTTACGACCGTCACGGGCACTGACACGACCGCCAGCACGTCTAGCACCACCGGAGCTCTCATCGTGGCTGGCGGAGCTGGCATCGCCAAGGATTCGCACATCAACTCCGTTCGGGTTGGTCGCGGAGCGGCAGGAAACAACATTACGGTGGTGGGGGTGAACACCGGCAGCCAGCTGACATCGGCTGCGGACGGCTGCACGATGGTCGGATACCAGGCCGGGTTTTGGAACTCGAGCGGTGACGGCAATACCTCGCTCGGTCAGAACACGATGCTGAACACCCGCACGGGGTCGTGGAACAGCGGATTTGGCATCAATTGCTTGTACACGAATCAGAGCGGCAGCCACAATTCAGCACTTGGTTTGGAAGGTCTTTACAACGTCACGCACTCTTACAACACATCGTTGGGCAGCACGGCTGGCTATTCGCTAACTGGCAGCGGATCTGAGCACAACGTCGTCGTCGGATATGCGGCGGCGCGATACCACTCGAACGGCTCGACCGCACTAACCACTGCCGCAAGTAGCGTTTACATCGGCAGCCAATGCCGAGGGCTCAACAACAGCGACAGCAACAGCATCGTGATTGGAGCGAGCGCGATAGGGGACGGTGCGAACACGACGGTTTTGGGAACCTCAAGCACGACTCAGACCAAACTTCACGGCACGGCGACTAGCGTCGGGATCATCAGCGGCGACCGGCTGAGGATCGTGAATGCCAAGACGCCCGCTAGCTCGAGTGATACGGGAACGGCTGGTGACATCTGTTGGGATGCGTCCTACCTGTACGTCTGCACTGCCACGAACACATGGAGAAGGATCGCGCATGCAACCTGGTGAACTTGAAGCTGGAATCGTCGCGGGCCTTGAAGGCGCGGCTGACTGGGTCGATGACGCCCAGGCTAATCGAATCGACCCGGTCCTAATGGTCGAGCAATTGCCACGGGTCATCGACCACCTGTCGGTGTATCTGAACCATCCGGCGTCTGACGGGCACCCAAGGCGGCAGCGTTGGCTAGAAGCTCTGCAAGTGGCCGAGGGGCTATGAGGTGCTTGCTGCTAGCCGCGGCCGTCCTGACGGGCTGCGCAGGCCCGTCGGAGCGCATCGCGTCCAACACGACCGAGGTGCGGCGGCTGGCGCACTCGAGTGGTCAGCGATTTGAGCGCATTGCCGTCGAGGCCGACGCGCCCGCGCCAAGTCTGCCGGTCATCAAGACCGAGGCCGTCGCTGGCCAGGGCGAGCAGGCGCGTATTTTGGACGCCGTGGACCTGATCTACATGGCGTTGACAGGCGTGGAGGACCAAGTGCCCTGGTGGGTGGCCCCCCTCGTCTGGGTTTGCATCGCCCTGGCCGTTCTCGGCGTCGTGTTCCTCGTTTGGCACACTGGCGTCGGCAAGTTCATCAAGGGCTGGTTGGGCATTGTCACCCCGACCGAGCGCAAGGCGGCTGAACTTACGGCCAGTCTCATCGACCTGACCCCGGATCAAGCATTGGCGGCTGTCGCCGAGCTGCGCCGGGCCGATCCAACGTTCGACGCGGCATTTCGGCGGGCCGCGCCGATTCGCACCCCTAGCCGACCAAGAAAGAAGAAACGGTAATGGCATCATTCCTCGGTAGCGTTTGGTTTGGCCTCATGCTGGGCATGCTCGGCGTCGGCGTCGGCGTGTGGCTTTGCAAGAAGCGGAAGGTATGACGACCCGCGTCTGTTGTTGCAACAGTGACGGTGGTGGCGGTCAGGACAATTGCGAATGTGTCTACGGAACGTTCGCTCCTGCGCAGCCATCAGTCCCGTTTCAATATCGCATTGAGTTCCCCGGCTACGACGGTGGCGTGAGGATTCAGCAGGATGTCACTAACGCGGAAGTGCGTCTTAAGGCGTTGCCTGGCACTGGGGCATCGGGGCCGAACGACTTTGGCGGTTTGTACTGCACCAGCGGTCAACTGCGTACGAACTGTTACCCATGCCAGACGTTGTTTACGTTTTGCACGGAGGGTTTGAATGCAAACCAAGAGCCACCACTATCAGCAGGACCTCTATCAGTCATAGAAGAAATCGGTATTGAGACGACCAGTTACCCATGCGGAGTCGAACTGACTGAGTCGTCGGGGGTTCACGTTGCGTGCTACCTGTTTCCCGTGCCGCAAACGTGTTACGACGAGTACGTTTCCAAGATTTGCATCAACAACGACTGCGTCCCGTTCGGTGGATGCGCAGACGGTTGTAATTGCTGGCCGACAGCGTGGGACGTTCAAGAGAACGAATGCGTTACCCCAACTTTTTGGGTCAAGGGAAGCGAACAGAGCTGCTGGCCGTGGTTCGTGTATTCAACGCAAATCACGCCTGGTCTAGTTGTCACCCCGCCGCAGTCCACCACGGCCATAATGACCATGAATTGGAATGGGTCAACGCTGTCAAACTTCACCTATGCGTCGGACAACCCTCGGGTAACAGTTGACAGCTACAGGCACCGCGTTGCAACAACTGAGGCATGCAGAGTTGGTGGACAATGCACAACCTCCTCACTGAATGGCACTCAGCGCATTTATTCAGATTGCGACACCGACGTAGGTTGCTGTTGCATGTCGGAGGTGACAATTCGCGTAGCGATCAGTCAAACGTATAGGGCGCGCAACTTTGTAAACATGGCGCAACTGGGCGTCACTGGCCCAACCTACACGGTGCAGAACATTCTGTTTGCCACCTACCGCGGATGCGAGGACTCAAAACTCTACGACAACTCTGCTGGCGGTTTGGCAACACGAATTTTCCGGTTGCACAAGGTGCGACTGACCGACCTTCCCGGCATCCTTCCCACCTTACTGTACAACGGGGAATGGACTCGCATGAACAATTACATTCCACAGCCGGAATGCGAGTTGACACTAAACCCATTGTGGGCCGGGGGGTTCGGTTCATTAGCTGCGTGGAAGCAGGAAACATATTCAAACGTGCAAGAACCAACGACGTGCCTTTGTGATTCCGGCGGCGGCAGCATTGAGGTGCCCGCGGAAGTCGGAGAGGAATGGGGTTTCCCAATCAGCATTTTTGTTGACAGGGTGACACCAGCATGATCACAAGATGGAGCAAAGGGCAGTCGCACTCGATTGCCGACGTTGTCAAGGGCGCCGTTGGTGTGGCTAAGGCAGCGGCTGGGTTTGGCGCAGCCAGCTCCGAGGACTATCAAGCGCGGTGGGCCATCTGCATGGCCTGCGACCAGCACGATGCCGGACGCTGTCGAACGTGCGGCTGCTTCACCGGCGCCAAGGTGCGCGTGGCCCAGGAGTCATGCCCTGTCGGCAAGTGGGTAGCGGTTGAGGCCGTCACCACCGCCGGTCAGTCGTGCTGCGGAAAGCGCAGAAATTCGGATAATCCAGTGTCGGACCTGTAGACAGATCCACAAACTGTCGATATCAAGTGATAACCAGCGTCCACACCGTTGGTAACTAGGGTCACTGACAACGTCCAAAAGCCGCGTTTTTGGGCTAATACGACGTCCGAGAATATGTGTTAAGTTTTGCGATAACAAGGGGTTACGTTAGTTATCGCGGAAAGCGGACGTAGAAAAGGGACGTTGGTTTTGACTCCTGCAGGCGGTTTTACGGGCCGTCTGCAACCTCTCCGTCGTGTGGTTTGGAGTCACTGACATGGAACGTCCTGAACCGTCTGAACTGGCCGACGATGGCCTGCCGCTGTCCGACATCGACCCGCAAACTGGCTGGATGTACGGGGAGGTGGGGGCGTGAACACCAGCACCAGCATCGGGGCCATCGCCAAGGCGCTTGCAGCTGCGCAGCGCGAGATCGGCGTCGCGGTCAAGGACGCGACCAACCCACACTTCCGGTCCAAGTATGCCGACCTGCAAGCAGTCGACGAGGCATGCCGCCCGGCGCTCTCGAAGCATGGCATTGCCATCACCCAGGGCACCGGCTACGCGGACGGGTTCGTGTTCGTCACGACCCGGCTGATGCATGCCGACACTGGCGAGTGGATTGAGTCGACCTTGCACATCGCACCCGGCAAGCACGACGCCCAGGGCGTCGGCAGCGCCATCACCTACGCCCGTCGTTTCGGCCTGTCTGCTTTGGCCGCCGTTCCGGCTGGTGTCGACGACGACGGAGAAGCGGCGGTAGGGCGGGGGGCTCCACGCGGCGAAGTAGCCGTGCCCCCGCCCGCCACCGTCGTGCCGTTCGAGCCCATGCGGCCACCGGCTAAAGCGGCGGAGATCATCACGCTGGTCAAACCTGCCGACGTGCCGGATGACCTGCCGGAAGATCCACCCGAGCGCTACCCGATTGCGTTCTCACCGGCTGAACTGCGGCCGGTTTGGAAGTCTCGCGTCACGGGGCTCGACGGCGCCCCACATGGCCGTACCACGATCCACTACACCGACGCAGTCGGCTACGTCACCAAACTGACCGAGGGCGGCGGGCCCAAGTCGCCGACGAGCGTGATCCTGTGGCACGACCCTGACCGCACGCGGTTCTCGACGTTCACCCGTTGGACGATCCCGGAAGGACAGGGCAGCATGGTTCGGCTGAAGGGCGTGACGCGCACTGCCAAGGGCGACGCCGTGTACTGGAACTTCAAGACCGTCGAGGCATACAAGCCTGACGCAGATACGGGGGACGCCAGTGACCTCCCATTCTGAGCACTACACCTGGACGGGCAATTGGGAGTACCTGCGGCGCTGCTTCCCTAGCCTCGAGCGTGCCCCGCAGCCGGTGCACGACGGGTTCCATGAACGGTTCTCGAAGCTGCGCCAAGACCTCGTCAGGGAGTCGATCCAACGGGCCCGCCAATCACGCCAGGGCAACGCCCTGACCGTCGAGCAGCTCGGGACGATCTACGGGGCGCTGGTGCCCCGGTACGACACCACGCAGCCGTCAATGGCCTGCCGGATCATCGCCCACTGGGTGATGTACCCGCGCAGGGCAGGGGCGGCGTTCGGCCCCTACGCCACTGTCGCCGAGGCCAAGGCGCTCCAGCGTGACCGCCCTGGCACTGTCATCAAGGCCCAGTGGGTCAAGCCCGGCGACGGCGCATGGTTCGAGGAGATCGACGAGGGGCGACCGCTCGACGCCGAGTCGATGCGCGAACTCCGGGTCGTGATCGAGGCTGTCGATGCGCAGTGGCAGCATCCGAAAGACCGCACGGTGTACGGCCGTTTCATCGAGGAAGCATCGCGTCGGTTGGCTGCTCTCCCCTCCCCAGACCCCACCCCTCAGGGGGCGACAGCGGCGGGAGCTAGCGGAGCGTCTAGCGGAGTCGCTGCGACTCGCTCGCTGTCGTACCCCCCCGAAGGGGGGTTTGTCAACCCCCCCCAAGGCATCAATCGACACGGACTAGCGAGGCACGGGCTACCGCCCGGCCTGATGACGGAGTTTGACAAGGCAGTGCGAGCGGACGAGTCGCGCCTTGTAGGCGCTCCCGCCGCCGCATGGGAGGAAGACAATGGCACCTGAAACGTCGGAACAAGCCCAAGTCGACACCATCGCTCGAGCCGTCATGCTCATGCTTGACAAGTCTGTCGACAATCGCAGGCGGGTTGAGCAGCTTGAGAGCGAACTGAAAGCCATGGCCGTCGAGAACGAGCGGCTGCGGGCCAAATGCCACCGATACGAGATCGCCGACATTGAGCGTCGGCGGTACGAGGAGGAGGGCTAATGGGCCGCGCACAACGCGCCAAGGGCGCACGCGGCGAACTCGAGGCGGCTGAGAAGCTGCGCCAGCACCTCGGTTTGTCAGCCCAACGGTCGGCCCGCAACGGCGTCGACGGTGCCAGCGACCTGGACACGTCGATGACGTTCTGGAAGTGGGAGGTCAAGCGCTACGCCCGCCTGGGCGTCGAGTCGATCATGCAGCGGGCAGAACTCGACCAAGCGACCAGCGCCGTTCGGCTCGACCACACGGCGCTCCTGATGCGGGCAGACGACTGCGAGTGGCTGCTGGTGCTGCGGCTGCACGACGTGCCGCAGTTCATCCGCGACCTTGAGGCGCAGCGCATGAGGGATCCCTGATGGGACTACCGCGCAGGTGGGATCCGATGGTGCCATCCAAGCCCGAGCCCAAGGGCAAGGGCAGGGGCGCCAAGTGGCATCGGTTCAAGGAGCAGCTGCGACATGCTCGAGGCATCTACGCATGCGAACAGTGCAAGGCGGTGGTCGACTACCTCGAGGCGCACCATGTCGTGCGTGTGCACGATGACCCGTCGAGGGAGTTCGATGCACGCAACGTCAGGTTCCTCTGCAGGGATTGTCACACAACAGCCCATAACGGCTCAAAACCTCGATTTCAGCGTGGAAACGAGGATACCCCCCCCATAGGGGGTAGGTCCGATCTCCTTTGAACAC